TTCACGCTTCCATGCTCTCATGATTGATCCTATTGCTTAACTTGTGGTGTTTCTTCTTTGTTTGAAAATACTTGATCAATGAATGTTTGTTGATCTTGTTCAATCTTTTTAATTTTATTGAACGTATCCCAAGCTAGTAGTGCTCCATCCATATAAGCTTCAAGCATTTTGTGATCAAAACTTGATTTACCTATTACGAATGTGCCAGCGGCGTATCGTTTGAACTCTTCTCTTGTCATCATCTTATCCCCCATGTTTGTTTAATTTCTCTTGTTTACGTTTAAGGTCCCCATTGTAAACAGAAGAGAAAGCTTCAATCTTATTTATGCGCAGTTGTTCATTGTTAATTAAACTACTGCAAGAGTTTTCTAATGGTGTGTAGACTTTAGACTTAGAGATTCGCTTTAGAGTTGCTCTGTACTCTTCACACTCTTCATCTAATTTGTTGTATGACCTGATGATGGATTTAATTTTTGTATGGATATACATCGTTAAAGCTAAAGCACAAAGAAGTAATGTTAAGTTTGCAATTATTACCATAGTCCAGTCCCCAATTTTGAGTAGACTATCACCACATCAAATGTTGGCTAGGTTTAACGCAGTGTTTTAGGCTTTTTTTGATTTGCGATTTAAATGGCTCAAATTAAGGCGATAAAAGGTAGGGGGCTGTATTGGTATTAAAAACTAAAAACAACGGAAAATTGATAGGATTCTGTTTGAATAAACCACTAATGAGCTGATAATTTTAGGTGCATTTGACAGATTTAGGCTTATATGCGGTGAGCCAACACGTTATTTGGTCTCATTTATGGCCTGCTGCATCAATGTGTGCTTAGCGTGGATGATGTCAGCGACACCACGGTAGTTTTTAACTTTCTCACGATAGATACTCCACGCCTCATCAGAGCAGTTTAACTCATCTTCACTGAGCTTTTGAGCAAAAATACGAGTGATTGGTATAGGGAATTTAGTGTTGTCTGGATCTGCCACATAAAGCTCAATTGCTCTCTGAATGTGCTTAATTTCTCTGTCTTGGAGTAGCTCCACACAAACTTCAATTCTAGCCTTGTTTAGCTGTACAAAATAGATGTTTCCTAAGCGTTCAATCTCTTTAAAAATAGCTTGTTTTTTAGTCATTTTCTTCTCCGTATTGAGCAAATAAATCATTCATTTCTGAGGTGGTAGAATTATCCACAGTCTCAGAGTCTAGGTAGTCTCTCCAACAACCAGCGAAAGTGGAGAAGTGCTTGATGTACTCTTTTTCTTTGCCAACACAAAGCTTAGCGTAGTTGTCGATGGCTAACTTCAGATCAGCAAGGTCTTGCTCGGTTTTGATCTCTTTGCTTAATTTTTGAACACCTTTAAACTTACCCTCTTTTCGTGGATAACCCCAAAGATACAAATTTTCAATCTGACTCAAAAACACGCCAGTGTTTGGCTTTTCTTTTTTATTTATTTTTTCTTTTATATTTATATCTTTATCTCTATCTCTATTTTTAAGGCTGGCACCAGTCCAGTCACTTTCTGGATCAGGCCTGGCACGATTTTGGTCAGAAGTTAATGATTCCAATAACTTAGGAAACTTGATTATCAATATCAAACCGTCTTGATAGTAATCAAATATTCCTATGTTATGGATAACATCCAGACATCTTATCAATATCTTATGCTTTGTATGTGCACATGATACCAAAATGTTTGAGTCAATTTTTAGCACTAAATCAGCTTCAGTTAGTTTAACATTTTTCTTTTTATGCAAAGATTCTACGCACATTTGGACTAGAAAATAATAGATTACAGGACCGACATGACCTACTTTGCTGAGTAATTCTTTCATTAATTTTGTCTTATATTCGGTGGCACTTTGTTTGTAATATTGCATAAATTAAAAACCATTTTCAAATAGGTATTCAGCTACTTTATTCCCATTTTCATTAAAACAACCATATTTATATAATATATATATAGCGTGGCCCATATAATCTACAACTGGACCATCAACAATAGATAGAATCTCTTCTTTTATTTCTTCACAAGAAATAGTTGCATTCGTTTTAAAAGTAACATTAGATTTTTCTTTTTCATTTTTACCCATAAATCCTCTTTTTTTTGTTTACAAAGACTGTGCAGATAAAGTATGAAATCAATCAAGCTTTCATAGATGCTGCATTCATCTTTGATGGTTAGAAACCCGATATCCTTTGTCGGGTTTTGCTTTTTAATCCACTATTTTTTTACCAGTGTCAAGAAATCACATTAATTCGATTGCATAGATTTTGATCTAATGCTGTAATTTTTTCATCAAGGAGAATTGATGATTACAAACGAGTTAATGCCTCTCGATGGGATTGAGATTGATTACAAAGACGATACCAAACCCAAGTCTTTACTTAACCTTGTACCATCTTGGTTAGGTGAAAAAATTAGAACAATACCTGATGAATTTTTATCAATGACCGAAGATGAGTTAATTGAAAAAGGATGTATCACCACAGTTGAAAGAAGACTTAAAACTGCTTGGTGGTTTGAGTTCACTCGGTGTGTACATAGATCTCACATCATGAACGTCAATGCCACAGTGTCAGCGATTATGCCTGTGGATCATTTCAGAAAATTTGTATCAACAAATAGTTATAAATTAGCTTACATCATTACACCTCCACCGAATTACAAAACTGAGATGGTTGACCTACTTCAAATAGGTATGGGGCAAATGCGTGAAATGCTCACGATGGATAATTACAATAAAGATGGATCAGTTAATTCTCGTTTACTTGATGTGAAGATGAAAATCATTAAAGACATTATTGACCGAGTTCATGGTCAGGTCATTCAGCGTATTGAAATGAAAACTCAAAATGTAAACATGAACTACAATGCTGATGCTGAGATTCAAAGTGATGACTTGGATGCTCAAATTAAGACTCTTGAAAAACAACTACTAAACCCGACGGGAGCATTAATCGATGTCGAAGAAAAAACAGAAATCCCCAAAATTAGTAGAAAAGCAGTACTTGGAGAAAGATACGATGCCAGGGAAGAAGGAGTGTCCGAAGTGCGGTTCACGAAGCTGGGTAGCACTGAAGACGAGAGTGATTAAAGGTAGACTTAGAAATGTTGGTTGTACGGATTGCCCTTCAATGTTGGAGCATCACTGATGAGAGATAAATTTGAACTTGAGAGACTTAAAAAGCTCAAGATTGAAAAATTAAGAAAAGAACTTGATACAAAGAAAAAGCTACCACATCTTTATTCTCACAAGTATTACAATTGGCAGAGAGAGTTCTTTGAATCTAAAAAGCATATGCTATTTCTGAACTCAGCAAATCAGGTCGGAAAAGCATTATGTGTTGATACGCCTATACCAACTCCCAATGGGATGGTAAAAATGGGTGATCTAAAAGTTGGTGATTATGTTATTAGTCAGCGTGGTAATTTAGTAAAAATTCATGCAATTCCATTTGAAGGTGAAACTGAATCATATAAAGTTACATTCGATGATGGCTACTCAGTTATAGCTAGTAAAGATCACTTGTGGACTTGTCGTAGAGGTACTGACAATTGGAGTGTTTTAAGTACTATCCAGATACTTGATCTAGGTAAGTATAGACCAAGCACAATGGTTCATAATCAATTCTCAGTGCCTTTAGCTGAGCCATCACAAATTGATGCTGGGATAGATCTTGATAGGCCATATCTTCACGGTAGGCTTACAGCTTATGCTGAAAGTGATGAAGTCATTGGTGAAAACCACATATCAGATAATTGTTTAATTTCTTCTATTGATCAAAGATTAAACCTTTTAAGAGGCATTATGGATGTGAATGGTAAACCTTTAGAAAAAGGTGGAGCCATCTATTATACATCAAATGAAGAGTTTAAAGATCATCTTGTAATGCTTGTTACAAGCCTTGGTGGTCATGCTTATGTTGACTTCACAAAGAACATTTGGAAAATAAAAATATTAATTAAAACAAATCCATTTTTGGCAGAAAAAAAAGCAAGTAAGTATTATTTAAGTGAAGATTACAATGATGAAAGAATCATCGTAAAAATAGATCCAGTTGGTGTTAAGAAAGTTAAATGTATTACCGTAGCTTCAAAAGAGGGCACTTTTTTATGTGGTTACAATCATACAGTGACGCATAACTCTTCGATACAAATCAAAAAATTCATTCATTGGGCTACAGAGACGAGCTTATGGCCTGAACTGTGGCCGACACCTCCTAGACTATTTTGGTATCTTTATCCATCTCTGAAAGTAGCTGATGCTGAGTTCAAAAAAAAATGGCTACCTGAATTTATGCCTAAAGAAAAAGGATGTCCTAAATATGGATATTCTACTCAACATAATTCTAGTGGTGAGATTGAGGCAGTCCATTTCAACAGTGGTGTTTCTATTTATTTTAAATCTTACATGACTAATACTGAGTTACTTCAAACTGGATCAGTTTGGTACTTAGGATTCGATGAAGAGATGCCAGTTGATCTATGGCCAGAGTTAGTGAGTCGTGTTGGAGCTCCAAATGTGCAAGGCTATATCAGTGGCGTATTTACTCCAACCTTGTCACAACAATTTTGGTTTGATGTGATGGAAGAACAAGGCACAGATAAAGAGTTACTTAAAGAGGCGCATAAGATTCAAGTATCACTTTTTGATTGTACATTTTATGAAGATGGGACTCCATCTTTGTGGACTGAACAAGCAATCAATCGGCGTATTAACTCACTCCCATCACAAGAGGAGATTCAGCGTCGTATCTATGGCCGATTTATATTAAATAAGAGTGGTAGAATGTTTCCATCTTTTAGTAGGGAAAGAAACTACACTCAAGAGGAAGATATCCCTAAAGATTGGGTATGGTTCGCTGGTATTGACTCAGGATCTGGTGGAGAGGGCACAGGCCATCCTGCTGCAATTACATTTGTGGCAGTGAATCCAACATTCACTCGTGGTCGTGTTGCACAAGTTTGGAAGGGCACACCAGAGAATGTGGATGGAGATGATAAATCAACCACTGCTGGTGATATCTTAAGAAAATACATTGAGCTAAGTAAGAATAAAAACATTATGCGAGCAGTATTTGACTTTGCTGATGCCGATTTAGGTATTATCGCTGAACGCAATGGCATTCCACTAGAAAAAGCTAACAAAACTCGTAACGGTATCGATATGATGAATACTTTATTTAAAAATAAGATTCTGACTATTGATGTGAATAGAGAATACAACAATGAAGAGTTAGTTGGTGAGTTAATCAACTTAAAAAAGCAAACTCGTAAGACAAGAGCCAAAGATGATGGTGCCGATTCACTGAGATATGCAGTTAATGAGATCCCTTGGGATTTATCAGTCATTGCTGAAGATATGATCATTGATACTAAAAAAGAAAAAAGTACTTTATCTAAAACTGATCAACGAAGGCAGTCTTTTGATAAACCTATTAGACCTAACGAAAGAATATTAAGCGATATGGAGGACTTAAATGAGCTATACGGAGACTAATCTATTCACTGCCAGTGATATTGCTAAAATTTTGAAGCAATGTCGTGAAACAGGAGTTAAAACTTTAAAAATTGGGGACATCGAGGTTGAATTTAATCAGCAATTTACATCTTATGAGACTCCATCTAAGATAAAAAACAAATGGGTTGATGAATCCATTGAAGAAACACAAAAAAGATTAGATGAAGAACAACTTGAGCTACAAGATCTAGCGATTCTAGATCCAGTAGAATGGGAACGTCTTGCTACCATGGATGGAGAGTAGAAAATGAAGAGATATAACGTACAACAATTGAATGAATTGTATCGTAAAGCCGATAGTGCTGATGCGACCTTGTTTAGTGAGCAAAAATCCAATGTTTTGTTGGTTAACTCTGAACATTATAAACATATTGAGCGAAAACTGAGAGAAAGAAGTGATGATCTAAGAATGTCTGATAGACAAAAGATCAGAATTACTAAAAATCATACTCAGCGTATTACTAATCGAATCAATAATGGGATTATGGGTTTAAGTCCAGAGCTTAAAGTAGTCCCAGCTAATACGAGTGAGCTCCAAGATAAAAAAGCTGCTGAGTTATTCCAATCTGTGCTTATGTATGGGATTAACAGATATAAATTAGATGAGAAAAAAGAAGACTGGTGTGCGGACTTTGTTGAAATTGGTGAGTGTGCAGCTAAAGTGTACTTTGATAAGTCGAAAGGTGATATCGTAAGCTATCAACAACTTGTTGATCCAGATACAAACACTGCTTTGTTTCTAGATAAGAATAATCAAATTACTGCTGATCCAGTGGAGTTTAGTTTAGATCCACAAACACTACAGTCAGTTCAGACTCCAAATAAACCTGCACCAGACTACAATAAGCCTATCTATGGTGGTGATTTTTGTTTTGAAACAATCTTGCCATTTAACTTATTAAGACATCCTGAATGCGAAAGTATGGACGATAGCCCTTACTTTATCGTGAGAAAAATGATTGATAAAGAAGAGTTAAAAAACATGATTCCAGAGGATGATCCAGAGAGAGAAAAAAAGCTTGAGTATATCAAGGCTAGCTCTGATACGACTTACAAAATCTTTGATGCTGTGAAGGCAAGTTTTGAAGAACAAAAAGATAAAATCATGTTAAAAGAATACTACTTTAAACCAGGTAGTGTGTATGGACCTAAAGGGTATTTCTATATCACGACTGAGTTTGGTACTTTATTCGAGGGTGAGATTCCTTTTGGAGTATTCCCTATTGCTTATCGTGGCTTTAAAAAGATCCAAACTTCTCCAAGAGCTAGATCAGTGGTTAAAGTTCTTAGACCTTACCAATACGAGATTAACCGCGCAGCAAGTAAGATTGTTGAACATCAGTTAGTACATGGTGACGATAAGGTTATTACTCCTTTGGGTGGTAAATTCTCTCAAGGTAGTGAACAACCAGGCGTTAGACACTTCCAAGCGACAGGTCAACCTATTGTTATTCCTGGTCGTGTTGGTGAGCAGTACGCAAGCTATGTGGACTCTCAAATTCAAGAGATGTATCAAGTTGTGGATGAAATTGTTGATGATCAAGATAACCCACAATCACTAGACGCTTATACTCTATTATTTAGATCATTATCTCGTAAGAAAAAATACGGTAAATACGCTAAAGAGTTTCAATCATTCTTAAAAGATATTTATTGGATCTATTTAAAACTCGCTAAAGAATACTTTGATGAGAATACTTACATTAGAGCTACTGGTAGACGTGAAGCGATCAATATTGCTGAATTTAAGTCTGCTGATCCACTCTCTGTACAAATCAAATTATCTGAGAGTAATGAAGACGCTGAGAGCTTGTTAGGTAAAACAATTATGCTTCAACAAGTGCTTCAATATGTGGGTAAAGATCTACCAAAACAAGCTCTTGGTAAGCTCTTAGTGAATATGCCTTTTGCCAATGGTGATCAGATATTCAATAGCTTGACTCTGACTGAAAGAAATGTGGAGAATTGTTTATTAGCGTTAGATAGAGGTGAATGGATGCCAGCAGAGCAAGATGACAAGCATGAAGCTTTCATTGAAGCATTATCGAACAGAATCATTTCTGCTGATTTCAAGCTTTTATCACAAGATATCCAACAAATGTACTACGCTCGACGTGAGCAGCATAGACAATTTCTAGCTGAACAAGAGCAAAAAGTAATGCTAGCTCAACAACAAGCAGTACCTATGACTGGTAACTTTGTTAAGTGTGATATGTATGTGATGAAAGATGGTAAGCAAGTTAGAGCGACATTCCCACAAGACGCATTAGATTTCTTACAGAAAAAATTAGAGCAACAAGGGCTTACGATGGCTAGACTTGAATTATTAAGTACAGCGGATCAAGCAGCAGTCGCTCAAAATATGATGATGGATCAACAACAACCGCAAGGAGCAATGCCAAATGGACAACCAAATGGACCAATCTAATCAAGTCGCTGATGCTAATTTAGAGCAGCAATCGGCACCAATTCAAGAGCAAGCTGTAGTAACACCTCCACAGGACCAAAATCTTGTGGATAAACCAGTGGATGCTCAAGTAGCACAACAAGAGCAGTGGACGCCTAACTTTAAGTTTAAAAGCATGGGACAAGAGCATGAAATCGATGAAGATTATCGTGCTTACATTAAAAGTGCTGAAGATGAGAAGAAAATTAAGCGTTTATTTGAGCAATTTAAAGGTGTGGATAAATTAAAAGAGCAAGCTGAGAATTATAAGAAAGAATCAACGACTTATAGTGAAGAGTTAAATAACTATAAGCAATCTTTTGGTTCATTTGAAAAATTGATTGCTGAAGGTCAGTACAAAAAAGCTTTTGATTTGTTTAAGATCCCACCAAAGGTTTTGTATCAAGCAGCTATGCAAAATCTAGAATTTGACGAATTGCCCCAACAACAAAAACAAATATACAATCAGCTCAGCGAGCAAGAGAAGTACAACGCAATGCTTTTGCAACAACAACAACAAGCAATGCAAGAGATAGCGGCCATGAAGTCACAAGCTTTAAGCCAAGAATACGCTGCGATTACTTCAAGAACTGATGTAAGACCAATCATTGAGAAATACGAAGCCGCTTATGGTAACGGATCTTTCAAAGAGGCAGTTAAACAAAGGGGACTTGCACTACACGCGATGACTGGACGCGATCCATCTGCTGAACAAGTGGTAGGTGAGATTCTAAATCTAGTAAAGCCTTTCATGGCTCAACCAACTCAGCCACAAGCTGTAATCCAACAACAAATTGAAAAACCTGTGATCCCAGCAGTCGGTGGTAACAGTTCACAAACACCGGGACCGAAAGCGATCAGATCACTTGAAGACTTAAAACGTGCTGCTGCTGATAAATTAGCAGGGCGAATGCAATAAAAATATTAACAACAACCTATTGTCGCATAACTAGCGACCAGGAGATATAAATGGCTACTTTAGATAATTTAAGTGCAATTCTTAAGCGTTATATGCCTTATGAATTACTTGTAGAAGAAATGAAACGTAAAAACTATTTTTGGAATAAAGTTCAAAAGTCTGAAGGATGGAAGGGTGGACCAATGGAGATCCCTTTTGAAGGTGGAGAGTACTCTTCATTACAAATGGGTTCTTTAACAGCATCAAATGACGTGGCTATCGCTACTGAAGTGATGGGTTTACTTTCTACTCAACCAGAGCTTTGGGGGACTATGAAGTTCTCTGAAAAAGAGTTAGATCGTTATGATGGAGACATGGAAGCGTCTTACTTAAAACTAGCTCCAAACAAAATTAATCAATTCACAACTCGTATGGCAGAGCGCGTATCTATGATGTTGCTTGGTGATGGTTCTATCGCTAAAGCTACTTCTGATGGTCAAGCAGGTGGTACTATCGTTGTTGATAATCCAGAGCGTTTCACTATTGGTGAAAAAGTTACTGTAGACGATGATAACTCATCTTCAGTTGATGGATATGTTACTGGTATCGATATCAATACTAAAACATTGACTATCAAAGATGCTCGTACAGCAGGTTCAGCAGTGAATTTGTCAGCATACACAGTAGCTCAAAATGCTAAAGTTTATATCCCAGGAGCATTAGCTTCAGGATTTAGCTCTTTGAAATCTCAATTGTTAAGTTCAACTAACGGTGGGTCATCTTCATTGTTTGGTGCGACTAAAACTGCTTACCCTTTCTTGCAAGCACTTAATATTTCTGGTGCTTCATTTGACGCCAATAACGTCCTTGAAGGTGTGTTTGATGCTTACTTTGATACTATGAAGCTTGGTAAAGGTAATCCAACTGAGATCGTATGTTCATTTAAACATTACAAAAATATCGCTAAAATTACAGAAGCTAAAAAAGAATACTATGTTTCTGATAAAAAAGCTGGTTATGGATTCCGTTCATTATCACTTGTTGGTAACGAAGGTGATATCACTGTTACTGGTGTTCGAGATATGTCTGACTCTGAAATGTACATCCTTGACTGGGACGCTATGAAATTCCATGGTGATAAATTCATGGAGCGTAAACGTCACGATGGTCGTGAGTACTTCTTAGAGCGTGATGCTACAAATGGATACCAATACCTAGTAGACGTTAAATTCTATGGTGATCTTGTTGTTCATAATCCTTCACACTGTGGTGTTATCCACTCAATCAACTACTAAGATAGATGATCGGGCCTTGGTCTAAAGCCAGGGCCTTAACAATTTGGAGGATAAAATGGCAGTCACTAAAAAAATTAAAAAATTAATGAATACTTTTCGTGGTGCTGGTCAAGCTGCTCAATTAGGTTCAGCTTTACAAGCTCAAAAAGGTCATTTATGTGCTTTATATGATTTCTCAGTTCATGGTGGTGCTCAAGGTTCAATCGAGCTTGATAATGTTTTTGCTAAAGCAGTTACATTACCAGCGAATGCGATTGTAACTAATGTTTGGGCTGAAGAGTTAACTGATGTTACTTCAGGTGGATCGGCTACTGTTACTCTTAATGCAGGTTCTACTGCGTTAACTGGTGCGACAGGGTACGCTTCATTTGCAGGTATTACTTCAGTAGCTCTAGCTGGTGCCGTAGCTGGTATTAAAGTATCTGCTGATAGTGATTTAAAAATTACTATTGGTACTGCTGATATCACTGCTGGTAAAATCAGATTCCATGTTGAATACATGATTTCTGAAGAGACATCGATCTAATAAAGGGGGGCCTTATAAGCCTCCTTTTTTCTATTGGAGAAATCTATGAAACTTAAAGGTCAATTGGAGCAAGCACAGTTAGAAAACACAAGCTCTGATCCAAGTAATTTGCCTGATGGATTAGTGTGGTTAAATACAAGCACAAACAAAGCGAAAGTATATGCTGGTGCTGCCACTCGTGAGATACTGACTAATGATCAAACTCAAACAGTAACGAATAAAACAATCGATGCTACAGCTAATACAATTTCAAATATTAGAAATGCTGAAGTTAAAACAGACGCGGCTATAGCATATTCTAAATTAGCAGCTTTAACGGCTAGTCGTGTGGTAGTGAGTGATGGATCTGGTGTTGTTAGCGCATCAAGTGTGACAACAACGACTCTAGGTTATTTAGATGCTTCATCTAGTATTCAAACACAGTTAAACGCTAAAGCTCCAAGTGCTAGTCCTACGCTGACAACGCCAACAATTGATATAATCACTCTCGACGGTCAAGGTTCTACTCCGGCAAGTCCGAGTGCTGGGTTTTATAAAGCATACGTTAAATACTCGACAAATAAACTTACAATTCTTGATTCATCTGGGAACGAAACGACAGTAGGTAGTGGCGGCGGCGGCATTAATTTAATTACAAATGGTGACGCAGAAAGTGGCACGACTGGTTGGGCGACATACGCCGGTGCGGCTGGGACACGTCCAGTTGACGGAACTGGCGGCTCTCCGAGCGTGACTTGGACAACAAGCTCAAGTTCACCGCTTTATGGTGTCAACTCTTTCTTATTCACTAAAGATGCCGCTAATCGACAAGGGCAGGGCGCAAGCTATGCCTTTACTGTTCAACCAGCGCATCAAGCTAAAGTATTAAACATTTCATTTGATTATATTGTATCAAGTGGCACTTTTGTAGCAGGTACATCGTCAACTGATTCAGACGTTATTGCATACATTTACGATGTAACTAACTTTCAATTGATTGAGCCAAGTTCAATTAAGTTGTTATCAAACAGCACATCAATCGCAGATCGATTCAATGCAAGTTTTCAAACAAGCGCAACTGGTACAAGTTATCGTTTGATTTTACATTGTGCGAGTACGAGTGCTAGTGAATATGTCGTTAAGTTTGATAATATTCAAGTAAGTCCTAGTAATTACAGCTATGGGACACCAATTACAGATTGGCAGTCATATAGTCCGACGGTCGTTGGATTCGGTACGACTTCAAACTCTGATTGTTATTGGAGACGAGTCGGTTCAAACATTGAAGTTAACATTAAATTCACAACTGGAACTTGTACGCCGGTTGAAGCTCAAGTTCCACTTCCAAGTGGTTTTACATCTGTCAACTTTCCTCAAGGTATTCGCCAAGCTGGTAACTTTACAATTACTGCGACAACGACAACGGCAAAATTAATACCTTTGATTGAAGCTTCAAAATCATACATCGTATTCGGCAATCAAGACGGAGCTTCGGGATTTACAAAAATCAACGGAACTACTGGTTTTGGGAATACAGCTGCTATTTCATTTATCGCAAGCGTACCTTGTGCAGGACTTTCATCAAGCGTGCAAATGAGTGATCAACAAGACACGAGAGTCGTTGATTTTCATGGTACAAAAGGGTCAACACAAGCCGTAACAAGTGCCGTTACTGACATCACATTTACAACTTCAAAAGACTCGCATGGAGCATGGAGTGGTTCTCAGTATACAGTTCCGGTTGCGGGTGATTACTTTTGCTCATTAGCATTTGCAGACAATGCGACAGGTACTTATTCAGTTTACCCTTATGTAAATGGGACTATAACAACTTCAATTATTACAACATCAGCTAGTGGCACTAGGGGTTCGGGTAGTGTTCTTGTGCCAAATTTAAAAGTAGGTGATGTATTAAGCTTTAGAACAAATTCAACATCAACGCTTGCAGCATTAGGTAGTTTATCAATTCTAAGAATGGCAGGACCTAACCAAATTGCAGCGAGTGAAACAATTGCGGCAAGTTATTATTGCTCAACGAATCAATCGGCGTCAACAAGTGCACCGATCAATTATGATACAAGAGAGTTCGATAGTCATTCATGTGTTACTGTAGGGTCGAATTGGAAATTTACAGCTCCTGCGGCAAGAACATTTGAAGTTAATGTCTACGGTGGGCCTACAACATCGGTGTCAGGTCAATTTGTAATTTACAAAAAAGGTTCTTCTCTTAAAGGGATAGGTCAGTATTCAGCTGGTGCGATTGGACAAGGTTCAACACTTGTTAGATTAAATGCAGGTGATTACATCGAAATAAGACCAACGGCGTCTCATACTTTCACAGGAGGCTCTTTAAGTTCATCATCAGTTGCACATATATCAATCGTAAGCGTGGGGTTATAAAATGTTAAGACTTAAAATTATATCAACAATTCATGGCGAATCTTATAGAGACTTCAATAGCCAAGCAGAAATAAATGAGTTTTTAGAGGAAAAGGGTGATCACTTTGGTCGCCTTGCTTATCAAGAAATTATCGATGAAGTTAAAGATGCAGAAGGTAAAGTTATTCAACTACAACAAGTCATTGATCATGCTGCGACAGTTGAGTACATCATTCAAGACGTTAGCGACGAATATTTCAAAAAAGATCAAAAGAAAGTTAATAAGATTGCTCGAAAAATTGATCTAGAAAATATCAAGTGGAATCAAATTAATACTATTGCAGAATTAAAACAAATCTTAAAATTGATAGTGGATGAGTTAAATGAGAATAACTGATAACACAACTATTCCTTTATTCGCGGCAATAGGTACAATACCAGTACTTGTAGCAGCTATCGTGTGGATATCAGCTATCAGTTTTAAAGCAGACCAAGCTCAAGCAGTTAATCAAAGACAAGATGAAATGATTGATGAGCAAAGTAGAACAATAAAGAATATAGAGAAAATCTCTATCAGAATTGAAGAAAAATTAAATTATTTAAAAAAAGAGGTAAAGTAATGAGACATTATAAAATTGCTTTGGTAGCTTCAAACAAGATTCTTACCGATATGTCAACAACTATCAACGGACCAGCAATGAATCTAGACCAGACACTACATTTCTCATTTCACGCAAAGTGGACTGGCACACCAACAGGATCTTTTAAATTGCAGGGTTCAAATGATGTTGAGTCTACTGTGACAGACTGGGAAGATATACCTGGATCTACTTTAGCTGTAGCTGGAGCGGCAGGAACACAAATGTGGAACTATACTGATGCTCCATTTCGATGGGTAAGAATTGTTTATACTGCGACTTCTGGATCTGGAACTTTAAGCAAGTGTTTATTCTCAGCTAAAGGGGTTTAACATGGGATTCATATCCCTACCTGCTGATTCGTTTGAATCATATTTAAATGCGAATAGACCTGTCGCCGCTGGATCTGATGGAAAAATTATCTATATCAGTGATGTGGGCATCAACGGTAGCCATTGGGTTTCTAATGGTTCAATTTGGAGTCCGGTCGGTGGGGAATTAGTAGTTGCACAAAGTGCGGCATCTTCGTCTGTTACTGGAACAGTAAGCGAAACAACGCTCGCTACTTATACAATCCCAGGCGGCATGGTCCACGCAAATGGATGTTTTGAAATCAATATGCTATACACGTATACAAATAGTGCAAATAACAAAACAATACGCGTAAGACTTGGTGGTATAAGTGGAACTATTTATTATACCCCCATAGTTACCACTACGGCAAGTGCACAAGGATTTTGTATTATTAGATGTGCAAACTCTGTTAGCTCTCAAAAAGGATTTGGACCTGGTACTGGAGGAATTTCAGGATTTGGTAACGTGGCGACCGCATTAACAACATCATCAGTTAATTTAAATTCTAATTCTGACATTGTTATCACTGGTCAACTTGCCAATAGTGGGGAAACAATAACTCTTAACGTCTATTCAATAGTCTATCGGGGATAATGTGGGGACAATTAATTTAAACAATTTTAGTTTTGATTATCAGCAATATACCTGGGCTAATAGACCGACAAAAGCACTAACAGGATCATTTATTTGCATTACTGACATTGGTCCTAGTGATGAAATTTTTCGTTGGAATGGTACTCGATGGGCGCCAATGAATGGATCAATTTTACTTGCACAAACTGGAGTTAGAGTTGATTTAACCGGAACAACCACAACAACAACGCTTGCAAGTGTCACTGTGCCAGGTGGTTTAATGTCAGCAAATGGTATTTTAGAGGTTCATTCATTTTGGTCTTATCCGAATAATGCGAATAATAAAACAATATACGTTAAATATTCAGGGACTGGTGGGACTTCTTTTCTTGGAAGAACAGAAACAACAACCGTAATCAATCAGTCAATAACACTTATAAGAAACACAAATTCTACAAGTGCGCAAATTGGTTCAAATGGTGGATTGGCCGGCGGCGTTGGCGTTGGAACAGGCGCAACAATTACAAATACTGTGAACACTGCGAGTGATTCGACAATTTCAATAATGGGTGCGTTGGGCGTATCGACTGACACAATTTCACTTTATGGATACCGCATAATTTACAGAGAGTAGGGAAAATGGGTTTCATAGATTTACCTAGAAAAAATTTTACTACAACATGGTCAACTAGACCAAGCGCAAGCTCAATGAATGGTAAGATTATAAGAGTTTCCGACCTAGGAAACGGAAGTGCATTATTTATATCAAATGGTACTCGATGGCAGCCATTAGGTGGTACTTGTTTACTTGTTCAAAATAATACAGCATCAACAGTAACTGGCACAGCTGTTGAAACTACACTTGCCACAATTACAATCCCAGCTGGTTTAATGTCGTCTAATGGAATTATTGAAGTTTCAAGTTTATGGTCGTGTACAAATGCCGCTACATCAAGAAATATTCGCGGTCGATTCGGAGCTGGTGCGGTTTCATTTTTAAGTTCAACAATTACAACATCAAACACAATTCAATCTAGATTTTATTTAAGAAATCAAAATTCTTTAAGCTCACAATCAGTTCAACCAGTTGGGTTTGTCGCATCATATGGGACATCAACAAGTTCTTATTCAACATTTGGGCAAGATACATCAATAGATTTTAACATCACATTGAGCGGAACTTTGACAGATACATCACAATTTATAACATTAGAAGCCTATACGGTTTTTTACAGCGAGGGATAATATGTATAAAATTAAAGCAATTTCAGAAAATGGAAGTTTAATACCAGAGACGCCTCTACCAAAAGGCGAAGACATTGCAATGATCGTTTGTGATGGCACAGACTATATAGTTTACGAACAAGGCGATGAATTGCCTATTTTAAATCAAGGAGAGTAAGATGGGAATGTTAGATGGAGTAGAATTAGAAAAGCAATTAGGTGATATGGGACATTTAAAAGTAGATGTCACTAATGAACTAAAAATTATTGCTGAGATAGCTGTAAAAAAAGAAATTGATCTTGTATCATTACTTGAGGCAGCTGTAGCAAAAAGCGAAGCTAAATGGGATGATCAAGCTCTTGAGATTCTTAAAAAAGCAATCGCATTATTAAAAAAATAGGTAATTATGCAAGCAATGATTCTTAAATTTATTTCTAATCTTATAAAGTACCTAGCTTTAGATCTTTTTAAAGAGATTATTAACAGCATTAGGTCCTATTTGGAGAAAAGGGCGGAAGATAAAAAGAGAGAGTCAGAGTTTGATGAAGCAAAAAAGAATATTATTGAAGCTGGGAAAGACCAAAATCTTTCTCCAGAGGAGAGGGCAAAGGTACAAGAAGATGCATTTAAAAAGCTTGTTGATAGGATTAATAAGTCTTAGCGCGTGTGCACCTAATGCACCATTGCCTCCTGTGGTGAGAGATTGTCGGCTTATAATGATGGAGAAGACTGAGGATTCATACTTATACTGTGTCAAAACAGATGGATCTAAGTGGGAGCAAAGAATTAAGATAAAAGATTTGCCAACAGTGCCACAAAACTCTGATGAGCTCATTGTTTGTACCACTTTAACTGATTATATGATCGGTCAAAAATATAAAGATAAGCTAACTCGATGGATTAAAAGGGAGTGTCGTAAATGAGTACAACATTATCACATGGGTTTAAAAAGCCAACCGCTGGGGATCGCGGTTTTTGGACTGACCTTGAAACTAATATCACTTTAACCAATAACCACACACACAACGGTACTGATTCAGAGGCTATTAGCACTAAGAATTTAAGTAAATCTACAGCCACAATATCAAATGCATCATGGGCAGCTGTATCAGGGCAAGCAGGGACATACAAACAGACAATCACAGTACCAAGTGGATACGCTGTGAACACAATGCAAGTTAAGTTTTATGTCACAGGTGGTGGTGAGGATGGACATGAAGTATTCCCTAGTGTGAGAAAAGTCACAGCTACAACTTATGATGTTTATATCAATGACAACACAGTAAGTTTGGTAGCGGTGTATGGCTGATTTAGAAGTAAAAAACTTTGGCGGTGGGATGACTGATGATTACATCGGTGGTCCTACAGAAAAAGGTCAATTATACGATAATTTAGTGATCATCCAAGGTGATACGATACCTAAAGTTGAGTCTCGTCAAGGTTCAACTATTTATGATGATGATAACTACCAATTACCACCAGCAGCAGCGAGTGATGATAAACGTGTTGATTCAATGTATCGGTTTAAAGAAGATAATATCTTTCAAACTGAGGATGAACTTTATCACGTCCCAACTACAACTTGGGCAGCGATTACTGGACCTACTGGTAACAATCCATTCACAACGAGTGCAGTAGAGTTTAACCAAAATAGTTATGCGGAGTGGAATAACCACCTCATTGTTACAAATGATTCAAGACAATACCCTGTATTTATTTATAGAGATGGGACTTCGTTTAAATTAAGAACTGTAGGTCTACCATCGGTGAGTGTTGGTGGTATCACTTATTCAACATCTGGTGCTGGGACTTCAAGACGTTATGCTTTAGTTTATGCTTACACTTATACAATTGATGGAGTGGAGTTCACACAAAGAGGTAAGGTCTCTGATGTGTCAGCAGCACACACAGGCACTATACCAAACACTGTAGGTGGGATTCCTACATTAGCAAATGGTGGGACTGGTAATTATGATACAACAAACATTAAAGTTGAAATTTATCGCACTGCTGATGCTGGGACTGTCTATTACAAAGTTGGGGAAGTTACCAATGGCACTGCTACTTTTAGTGATACTGTTATCGATGCCAATTTAACGACTGGGATCTTATTATACACTGAGAGTGATGATCTAGACTATGACAAGCCTCCAAAGTGTAAGTATGTGGTGCAATTAAATGGTGCAGTTTATTACCTAAATATTGAAGACTCTTTAGGTGATGTTTATCCGTATAGACTTGTACAAGCGGCACCAGATCAAATCTATGCAGCGAATGAAGGTAACATCTTAGACCTTGATGGTGACATCACTGGTGCAGGCGTAGCTGGTCAGAATGTTGTCGTATTTACTAAAAATAAAACCTATAGATTAGAGGGCATTTATGATTCTACTGGGAGAGGTGGGATCAATAAAGTCGAGATATCTAATACTTCAGGATGTGTAAGTCATAAATCTATCGTGCAAACATTGGATGGGTGCTACTTCGCTGCCAAGGATGGCTTTTATTATACAAATGGCTATAAAACCTTAAGAGTGAGTGAAGATATTAAGCTTACTTATAAGGACTTAGTAGTGAGTGAAGCTCAATCTAAGCGTATTTATGGCACTTATGATACTGTTAATAAAAGAGTACTTTGGGCAGCTACGAGTGATTCAACAAACACAGATAACGACTCGGTTTATTGTTGTCATACTGAGTTTGGGATTTCTCCAAATATTCCATTTACAAGATGGAATGGTGGTCATTGGGCGAGTAACTTTGTGCCAACTGCAATTATGTTTTATGATAACTTACTCATCCGTGGTGATTCGAGAGGATACTTATTAACTCATCAAGATGGTACTTTTAATGATATTAAAATTGATACAACGACAACTCCTGATAACTGGACGGTTTACCCTGTTATTTATGACTATACTAGCTGTGCTTTTGACTTTGGTGATTCTAAGAACAGAAAATGGGTAACTAAAATTGTAGTTTATGCTGATTCTTGGGCTAAAGTAGCTCTTAGAATTTCAAGTAATAATGACAATACTGGTGTTTTTAATGAATTAGCTGAGATCAAGAGTACTACTCCAATTTCTTGGGGTGATAATGATGTGGTTTGGGCAGATTCAGACATTAGATGGGATTATATACCAATAGTGAATGGTGTGAGACGCTTCCCGAGTGGTGGAATTAGATGCTCTTATAAGCAAGTTAAGATGACTAATTCATACACTCAAATTGACTCAAGCACTGTAGCTGGGTTTGTCTCTATCGATGGAGCAGCTAACACAGTGACATTACTTGATTCATCATTCGCTTGGGATGATTACGCGGTGGATTACTACCTATCTTTTTCTGATGATGATTACCAAAATGAATATAGAATAACAACTAGAAACTCTGATACTGTAGTCACAGTTGTGGATAGTGACAACACACTCCCAACATCAGCGAGCAGTAGCTTTAAGCTTAAAGGCTATCGCAAGAATGAAGCAATTAGGCTTTTAAGTTATACAATTATTTATGAAACATTAACTCCAACTCAAACTCCATATAGGAGCGCATAATGAAGTTGAATTTGAATCAAATTGAGGATGTCGAGACCAGAGAGAATTTTAAAAAGCTCTCTGATGTATTTGAGACTAATCCAATATTTAATACAAATTGGCGTCTTTATGATCTTGAGTTTACAGCAGCAGAGACTAGAACTATTTATCATAAGCTTGGTTATCGACCAATTGACTTGATTGAGACGTTTAAGACTGGTGCAGGGAGTGTGAGTTACAACTTTGATAATTTTACAAATGAAGTCATTAGTGTAACATCAACTGGTGCAGCGAGAGTTAGATTTATTATCGGGAGAATGATTTAATGGCAACATGGTCAACTATTAAAGCTCGCGTGAAGCGAGAATTAGATTTAGAAGATGAAGATTTTATTGATAATACAGAGTTACTCTATTTCTGTAATAGAGCGATTAACAATGCTGAATCAATGATCTTAAATTTGAGTGAGGATTACTTTTTAACTAAAGACACTCTCACTTTAGTTGATGGTCAGCAAGAGTATGATTTACCAACTGGCATTTATGCTCAAAAGATTAGAAAGATTATCTATTCAAATGGAGCGAGAAAGTTCTTAATTAGACGTATTAAGCGTTTAGAAGAGACTTCTCTTATTTTGTATGATTATGACTATAAGTATGTCATCACTAACTCACTTGCTTCAGGATTAAAGATTACTTTTTATCCAACTCCCAATGAGGATGGTGCTTACATCACTATTTGGCACTTGAGAAATGCTCGTGAAATCACTGCTGATACTGATGAGATTGATATCCCAGAGGCAGAGGACTACATCACTCAATACATCAGAGATATGTGCATCAATAAAGAGCGTATGACTCCTGATGCTCCAAAATCTCAAGCATTACAAGAGCAAGAAAGACTTTTAATTGAGTCATTAACTGAACGTGTACCTGATGAAGATACAGTACCAGAGATGGATTTATCATTTTACTATGGAGTGAATTAATATGCCTTATCAACCAAACATGAAAAAACCTACTGTCAAAAGAGATCCAATTGCATGGGATATGCTTGATTTAGGCGTATCTCAACCGACGAGTGCTGCTGTAACTCAACCAGCGCAGTTAACTACTTTGCCAATACAGCAAGGTGGCAATACTGGTTTTAGCCCAAATGCTCTAACTCAGAGAAATGCAGCAATTCAGTATGATAGCCAAGGTAGACCAATCAGGAATGATTATTTATCAATCACCGATGAGATGGGTAACTTAAGAGATCAATTCTCTCAAGCTAAAGCGATGGGACCAGGTGTTGACCTAAATACTCAAGGCTTAGAAGAGTACAGAAAAATGGCTATGGAGAAAGGGCCTAGTGCTTGGGCTCAAATGGCTACTGAAGCTCAAAAAATGGATGAGCAAAACGCTCTACAAAATGCAATGAGAAGTGGTCAACAAGCTCAAAACCAAGCTTACAATAACTTAGCTGGTCGTGGTGGATTGTCACAAGGTCAAAGAGAGAGATTACAACTTCAAGCTCTACGACAAGGGATGCAGAATCAACAAGGTATTCTTAATCAAGGGATGCAAAGCCGTCTTGGTATTAATACGCAAGATCAGTCTAATAGAGCTCAAATGTTGTCTAATCTTCAAGGTTTGGATTTAAGAGCTGCTGAATTTGGTCAAGGGCAAAGAGCTTATGCTGATCAGTTTAAGCAAGCTGATATAGGTAATGCACTTAAAGACATTGGTGGTTTTAATGCTTACCAAGGTGGAGCATTTGATAAAGCGATGCAAGAGTGGGGCACTGGTAAGACTGCTGATGCTCAAGCGAAAGCTGCGAGAAGTTCAGGTGGTAAGAAGTAATGAGAATTGATGTCTATTCACCTCAAGAATGGTCTAAACACGCGACACTAGCTCATATGTTAGTGTTTAATGAATTTAGACCAAGCGAGATGAATAGAATTGATTATGCATTAGTTATCATGGATGAAGATAAGCCTCTTGGATATATGACAATCAGAGAGGTTGATAGTGAGACGTGCTACATTCAGTATGGTGGTGCGTTTCATGATACAAAAAATAGTACGATGTCTTTTAAAGCATACAATATGCTGATTGATTGGTTATCAAACAAATACAAAATGTGTACGACATTGATTGAAAATTCTAATCTAGTGATGTTGAAGTTTGCTATGAAGGTAGGCTTTAAGATCATTGGGTTAAGAAACTTTAAAAATCAAATTTTATTAGAGAATTATATAGAGTGGGGAGATTGATATGTGGAACTTTTTAGTGCCAGCAGCAATGGGTTTACTTAGTGCTAAGAATGCTGAACAAAAAAATGAACAAATGAAAGCGCAGAATTTAGCTAATGCTGCACAAACAAGATACTCAGCTTGGTCTGGTCTTGGTGGTGGTCAGATCAATAATTCTTATGCGAATCCATTTGCTCAAGCATTAAGTGGTGGTCTTCAAGGAGCTGCTTTTATGCAAGCAATGAATGGAATGCAAAAACCACAAGCTATGCCTATGCAAGATGAGCAAGAATTAGCACAAATGATGGGCAATTCTTCAATGAATCAAAATCCACAGCTTTATGGATCACAGTGGGGATCTTTCGCTTAAGGAGAAAAAATGGATAAAAATCAAGTTATCCAGAATTTGCTATCTGGATTAGAAAATAGACAAGGCTTAGTTGATAAACTTAAAAATAAGTTACAACAAATGCCCGAGCAAGATGATCAACCAGTCAATCTAAGACCACTAATGTCTTGGGCTGATACTTTAACAGGTGCTCAGACTGCAAGTGGTTATGAGTTACCAAAGTCTAAGTCTGAAGAACTAAAAATGAAACTACAGCAACAAATTGATAAAGAAAATCAAGGTATTGCTGATGATCAATTAAAATATCTTCAATTAATGGATGCAGATGCTCAAAATGCTGATAAAAAAGCGTATAGAGATGCAATGCTTAGACTTGCTTCAAGAAGAATGGAATATGGTGGTGTGAAAGAGCCTAAGCTTTCCGCAGATGCTTATAAGGCGGCTGGATTTGCTAAACGTATTCAACAATCTGAAGATGTTTTAAATAAATTGATGGACGAAGGGTATGCTTATCCATCAAGAAAAGATGAATTATTATCATTTTTGCCAAACGAAATACAAAATCCTAAATTCCAAGAATATTATCAAGCAGTATCAAATTTTGTAAATGCATCATTGAGAAACGAATCAGGTGCCGCTATTGGTAAAGATGAGTATCTTAAAGCTAAAAAACAATACCTTCCACAGCCTGGAGACAATCCAGGAGTTCTAGCTCAAAAGAAAGCAAACAGAGAACAAGTATTTCAAAATTTGAAAACTGAAGGCATGGGAGCTTTTGAAAAAATACCATATGTTAATCCTATTGGAAGTTTAGGACCAGCTAAGGGTAAAAAAATGGTCACTAATGGTAATGAAACATTAGAGATTGATGAAGAGGATTTAAACCAAGCTATTTTAGATGGATTTCAAGAGGTAAAATAATATGGCGCAAGATTGGAAGCAAAGAGCAAAGCCTGTAAGTAGTGATTGGAGATCAAAGGCAAAGGTAGTCACTGATCAAGTAGGTATACCAACAGAAAATGTAAGAACTCCTTATGTATCTGTAGCAGATCGAGCTATTGCTAAAAATCTTGCTCAATCTCCTGAGAAACAAGCTGAGTATTTGAAACAAAAATATCCTGATTTAGAAGTTAGATTAGCAAATAATGAAGTTGTCGTGCGTAAGCCTGGTGAAAAAAACTTCAAAATGCTAGATCCATCTAAGTTGGAGCTCGAAGACATCACTGATTTAGGTGATGTAGTAGCTGGTGGGATCACATCAACTCTTGGTACAGCAGGTGGAGCTTTATTAGGTGCCTTGGGTGGTGGAGTAGGTGCATTACCTGGTGCTGCGGCTGGTGCTGCGGTAGCAGGTGGAGCAACCGAAGCATTAAGACAAAAACTTGGTCAAGCTTTAGGTATTCCACAAGATGTAAGCGGTACTGATGTCGCACTTCAAGCAGGTTTAGGTGGTGTTGGTACTGCTTTATTAGGTACTGGACCAGCTATGAAGAGTGCTGTTGATCAACTTGTTAAAACTCGTGGTGTTACTCCTGAAGTAGCTAAGCAGATGCTTGAGTCAAGTGGTGCAATTGCTAGTGCTTACAAAAATCTACCAGCTAAGTTTGGCGAGTATTGGTTTGGAGCTCCAGCTGATGTGATTAAAAAGTATGCTAATGATACTCAAGCAGTTGATGAACTTGCAAAAGGTAGTAAGTCTGATTATGCAAGAGAGTTAGTTGATCGAATTAGATTAAGTTTAAATCAAGAGAAAAATAAAGTTGGTGGAATGCTCTCTGATGAGATCGGTCAGAGTGGTAAGATGATTGATTTAAATCCTACTATTCAATCTTATCAAAATCACATATCTAAACTTCAACAAGAATTTGATGCTCTCCCTAATGCTATTAATAAATCTAGATTAGATTCAGCAAAAGAAGAGTTTAAAGCTATTTTTGCAAATGCTAAAAGTGCAGTACCAGAGGGATCTGCACCAGAGCTTATAAATACACAAATCAGCCCAATGCAAGCTTGGAAGCTACAAGACGTGTTTAAAGAATACGGTGATCTAACTCGGATTGGTGGCGGTATAAACTCTAGATTTAAAAATCAAGCAACACAAGCAGAGAGAGATTTAGCAGATCAAGCTTTATCAGCTTATCAGCATATCAATAAATCACTTGATGAAGCTACGAGTGGAGCTAGCCAAGCTCTTAAAAATGAGTACTCAGATCTAAAACGTATTCAAGGTAATATTTCACCTTATCTAAATACTGATCAAAGTGCTTACACGACATTTAAAAATGCTGATAGTGGTGCTAAGACAGCGTTTAGAGAATCACTTGAGAAGCTCAGTCAAAAAACTGGTGAGAATTTCAAAGATGATATGCTTAACCTTCAAGCAGCAGAGTACTTTGGATCTAATGCTCTAACGCCAAGATCAGTTGGTGGAGTGACATCAACTTCACGCACTGGACCAGCTTCAGTCGTAGGTGGCATTTTAGGTTCAGGTCTAGGTGGTCTTATGTTTGGTCCTACTGGGGCCTTTGGTGGAGCAGCTTTAGGTGGAGCAGCAGGTAACTTACTAGCCTCTACATTAGCTCTTAAAACGGCTATTAAGGCGAGTGCTCCAATTAGGCAAGGCGTGAATGCAATATCACCAGCTTTGTTTAACGCTAGCCCTATTATAAGAGAAACTATTAATCAAACTCCGTGGTCACAATTTTAATTCATAAGCGCATCACTCTTTGTGGTGCGTTAATCACTTTAAATATTTGATATAATTAAGATAATTTAAGAAAATAGATTCTTTGTTATTCTTTGTTATCTTTTGTTCTTGAAAGAATTACAAAGTCTACTTAAGGTCATTACAAGCAATCAATCATAAATCAATGGAGGGGACATGGGTTTAATCGATACTGCTACTCGTGGTATTTTACCTAAATCACAAATCATAGTTATATACGGACCGAACGGGGTTGGCAAAACTACACTAGCCACAGCATTCAGTCAATCACTAATTGCAGATTTAGAAGATGGATCTAATCACATTACAAATACAACTCGTATTTCATCAAACAAATTAACTACTTACGATGATTTACTAGCACTGATTGAAGAGGTTAAAAAATCAGCATTCAGGACTTTCGTCGTGGATTCACTCGAGTCACTAGAGACTTTAATCCAAACTAAGATCAAAAAAGACAACAAGGTGGAGTCTATTGAAGATATTCCTTACGGCAAGGGCATGGTTTATACTCGTGAAGAGTTTGAGCGTTTTATGCGCTTGATGCACCAATTACGAGACGATAACGGCATGGATGTTATCTTAGTAGGGCACTCAGTAACTAAGGCTTATACTGATCCAAATGCGAATGTCACCTATGACAGACAAGTATTAAGAACGAATGATAAAGTCGCTTCAATTGTGAAAGACTTATCAGACTGCATTTTGTACATCACTTATAAAGTCGATACTGTTAGCCAAAAGAACAAAGATAAAGTGAAAGCATATGGAGATGGAGAGCGTATTATTTACACTCAATGGAGACCAGGCTTTGACGCTAAATCAAGATACCCAGTCGATTTTGAGATTCCTTTTAATCTAGATGTCACTCCAATCAGTGAAGTGGTTGAAATGCTTAAGCCTAAAAAGGCAGAGGACTTGGCTCAAACTTGTCGTGATTTACTTATGCGTATCACTGATGAGACAAGACGCAAAGAGATTGCGGCAAAGATGGATAAAGTCATCGACAATCCAGCACAATTAGAAAAATTTAAAAACAAACTCTTAGAGTTAGTCAAATAGGAGACAATTATGAAAATTGGAAAATACAAAGTTAAAGTTATTGCAGCAGGTGTGGGACCAGATAAAAATATGAATCCACAACCTTACATTAGATTCCAAAATGATCAAGGCGAGTCAATCACTTGGTATGGATCTTTGGGCTCTGATAAAGCTAAAGAATATGCCGTTAAAGCATTAGTCACAGCAGGATTCACAGGCAATGATTGGGCTGATTTATCACAAGGCTTAAAAGTATTTGATGGCCGTGAAGTGATGATCACAGTCGCAGAAGAAACTTGGAATAATAAGACTGTAACTAAAGTGAAATGGATTAATCCGATCTCTTCAAATGATTCATTTAAATCAATGGCAGCTAGTGAAGTGAAGGCGAAAGCAAGTGACAAAGGTTTATTTGCTCAACATAAAGTCGCTACTCCAAAATTAAATACTGAAGACACATTGGATTTCTAATGGAGCAAAAAAGTGATGAATGGCTAAAGTGGAGACTTGAAGGCATCGGTAGCTCTGAAGCTGCTGGTGTGATGCAAGCGTGTCCTTATAACTCTCGTTATACAATTTGGTTAGAGAAGACTGGCAGATTGACTAAGAAAGTTGAAGGACCACACATTGATCGAGGTAATCACTTTGAGCCAAAAGCTCGTGCTACATTTGAACTGATGTCAGGTGATGAGTATGCTCCTAAGTTATTTGTACATCCAAAGTATAAATTCTTAAGAGCATCACTTGATGGTTATTGTGAAGAGAAAAAGACAATTTTAGAGATCAAAGTGCCAGGTGTGAGAGTGTGGAATGAAGTGCAAAAAGGTGAGATACCAGTGCATTACATGTGGCAGCTTGAACATCAATTAATGGTCAGCGGTGCTAAAGAGGCATACTTCATGTGTGTGAAGCTTCAGGACTCTAAAAAAGTATATGACAATGAGATTGTGGAGCACAAAATACTTAAGTACTCGCCGATCAGGTCAAGTCAAAAAAGATTGCTAGACACAGAGATAGACTTCTGGACTAACAATATACAAAAAAACATTATGCCTGATTTAATCAAAAGGGACATTCTTATGAGAGAAGATGATGATGATGTTAAAGCTCTGTACATGGAGCTTAGAGATAAGAAGTTAATTGCAGATCACTTACATGAACAACTTGAGTTAGCAAGACTACAGGTGAATGCGGTTAAAGATAAAATTATTCCTAAGATGAGACATGAGAAAGAGACTGCATTTGGAGTGATGCTTACAAAGAACTCTAATTGTACTTACAGTGTGTTCTTAAAAAAAGGCAGTAATTTATGAAGTTATTAAAGACATCAGAGGTTGCTCAAAAGTTAAGATGCTCTGAGTGGAAGGTTTATATGCTCATTAAAGAGGGCACTATTAAGCCTGTACAAAAACTAGGTAAGCCACATAAATTTTTAGAAAAAGAAATAGATAAATTAGTGAAAAAATGAATTTAGATAACACACGCTACTACTTACTGAATGATCAAGATCCAGGGGTAGTTGGTGCGAGAGAGTGTCAGAATCTCTCCATAGCCCGAGAGTGGAATCAACGAGGCTACGGAGTATTCTGGACAGTCAATAGCTTTAGCGGTAGTGATAGATTAGTTCAAAACTTAGAGAGTATCAACTCATGGTTTTTTGAAATCGATCACGGCACTAAGGGCCACCAACTTGGAATGATTGAACTTGGTCTCTATCCATCTCTAGTTATAGAATCCAAGAATGGGTTTCATTGCTACTTTTTTGCTAAACGTGCAAGTATTGACACATGGCACATCATTCAGTCTCGACTAATTGATTATTATAAGAGTGATCCAAAGATTAAAGATCCATTAAGACTACTGAGAGCTCCTGGGTTTTATCACATGAAAGATCCAAGTGCGCCTTATATGGTTAAGACAATAAGTCACTCTAACATCATTTATCCACCAGAGGTAATGCTTTATTACTTCCCTCCAACTTCTAAAGAAGAGGACTTTGTACAGCTTAAGACAAGACCAAAAGAGGTGATTAAAGACTCTGATTTGGACTACTTTGATAAGCTTTATAATCTAGACCATAAAGACGTGTTAACAAGGTTTAGTGGGACAAAGTGGGTAGGTGGAGAGACCTACCATTTTAAAGATAATAAGAACGGTAAATACAATATCTATGTGAATGGCAAATCAAGTTCATGCTTTATCGACTCTGAGGGGAGAATCGGAGCAGTGGGTGGTGGACCAACTATTTGGCAATGGCTTAGGTATTTTCATCTTTCTAATCGAGAGATCAAGCAAGCAATAAAAGAGGTGTTAAATGTTGATTGAGGGGTTTAAATCATCATTTGAACGAATACAGCATGAAGATCAATTTAGACAAAGCATTGAGCACACAGGGCTAAAGTTCGGGATTAAGTTCTTAGATGATGCCTTAAGAGGGATTATATCCACAGACTTAATTCTGCTTTGTGCTGCGAGTGGTGTTGGTAAGACCGAGATGGCCGCTAATATCGCTTATAAGAACGCTAAACTAGGTAAGAAAGTCTATGGGATCTTCTTAGAGGCATTTGAGGGTGAGATTGAATTAAGGCAGAAATATAGGCTTTTAAGTGAGAAAGCCAAAGCTGATAAGTTTCACACGAGATACTCTGATTGGCTCACTGGTAAGCAGAGATACTTAAACGATAAGTATAAAATAGATATTGAGTTCTTTAAAAATGTACAAACGAAGTATCGAACAAGAGACTACACAATTGATCACTTAGAAAAAGACTTGTTAGCAATCAACGACAATGCTGATTTAATAGTCATTGACCATCTTCACTACTTTGACATGATAAGCGAGAGAGAGAATGAAGAGATGACAAGAATTGTGAAACTCATCAGTGACATCATCCAAGTAATTAAAAAGCCCGTGGTGTTAGTTACTCACATTAGAAAGAGAAATAATCAAGTGAGTCTACTCGCTCCTGATCTTGAAGACATCCACGGATCAAGTAATATTTACAAAATTGCGACTAAAGTCATCACGGTCGCAAGTGCTGGGGCAATTGATGATTCAGCTTCACAGACTTATATGAGAATACCAAAATTTAGGTTGGATTCGAGTGTGACTAATTTTGTTTGTGATATCAAATACTTACATGATGTTAATGACTATGATACGAATTACGTTGTGGGTAAGCAGGCATTTGAAAAGAACAAAGCAACATTTGAAAAGCTCAGCTACCGACCACATTGGATGGATGCTGAATGAAGCAGGTGAGAAAGCTTATCATCAGAGAAATGATTATGTCTGGTAAGAATTATCAAAGATTCAGAGCGATACATAATATTATTTTTTTGATTGAGCACTACAATTACTCACAAGAGACGGCTAGACAAAGACTTAATTTAAAATCGAAAGATATTAATAGGCATAATTTGAAATTGTATTTCTTAAGGAGAGAGTTATATGACAAAACGAGATAGATTACAGAATAAGAAACTAAGTCTTGAAGATAAAATGCAAATATTTTTAGCATCACTGCTTGAAGGTTGGAGTCTAACTCTGTCTAAACATCGTGCAGGACTAACAAAAGAAGAGTATAATCATATACTTAAAACAAGTGATGTGGTCTCACAAATGAGAGAGCATTACGTTAGAAATATGTACAACACTTCATTCAATTAAATAAATTTTTGTTGATACATTGAGCCAACTCACACAAGTCATTTAAGATCATTTAAGATTTCTATGTGAGTGGGTACAAATCGATATTATTTATTTCAGATCAGCACTTCCCATATCAGCATGAAGATGCGATTCGCTTTCTAACTGAGATCAACAAAATATATAAACCAGATAAAGTTATCAACCTTGGTGACGAGATCGACTCCCACGCGATCAGCTTTCATGATTCTAACCCAGATCTTAGATCTGCAGGGGATGAGCTAGAGCTAGCAATTGTGATGCTTAAAGGGCTTTATAAGCTCTTTCCTAAGATGGGCTTAGTTGAATCCAATCATGGCTCTTTAATCTATAGAAAAGCCCTCACTCACGGACTACCAAAGAATGTATTTAAGTCTTATCAGGAGATACTTAGATCCCCTAAGGGCTGGGTTTGGCATTCTGATCTTGTAGTTAAAGACTCCAACAACAAGCCAATCTATGTCTGTCATGGTAAATCCAATGATATTTTAAAGCTCTCTCAGTCGATGGGAATGAGTGTAGTTTGTGGCCACTATCATGAGAGATTCGAGATTAGATATTGGAGCAGTAAAGTTGGTACTTTCTTTGGTATGTTTTCAGGATGCTTAATCGATAATAACTCACTCGCATTTAATTATAACAAACTCAACCTTAAGGTTCCAATCTTGGGCGTAAGTATGGTGATTAATGGTGTGCCTAAGCTGATCCCAATGATTACAGATAAAAAAAATAGATGGATAGGTAAACTAATATGAAAAAAAAATACGCAGACTTAAGCATTTTTGGAGTTACTTACACTGTTTTTGTGACTGATGAACTAGATCCAAACTATTGTGGTATGTGTGTATTTGACACTCAAACCATATTAGTCAAAAAAGACCTACCACAAGATGTGTTTAACATTACCTTAATCCATGAGATGCTTCATGCCTTTATGAATCGACTCAGCTATGAGAATGCCATCACGAGACAAACAGAAGAGCTCCTTATAGATCAGATTGCTAAGCTCATGGTAGAGAATTTTAAGATTACAAAAAGAAAGTAGCAGAGCTAGTGCCGATAGCTCCACTACTCAAGATTTTATAGAACTTGCCCTATCTTAAAAGGCACAACAAGGCAAGCTTGGTGTGACATCTTTGGATCACTTAAAAAAAGCATAGCATAACTACACTTTTTGATGATTAAATATTTCTCAAAAAGGAGTTACTTATGAACTTTATTACTCGTCTTTTAGTAGGTATCAAAAACCTATTCAGAGCTAAACCAAAACTACAAATTGTCGTTGACAACACAAAGCCACAGATCCCAGTGTCATCTCGTCCAGATATGCCACCTCCAAAGCCGATTGAAGCTATTAAGCCAATTGAAACTCTAGAGATTAAAAATGATTTATTACTAAGTGCTAAGCAGATTCATGATCCAGCTCAAGGTAATCCAATGACTCCAAGAGTGGTCGTGATTCACTTCACTTGTAGTTATAACCTACCCGATACAGTGGAGTACTTTAAACGAGATGTAACAGATATCCATCTCTTAGTTGATAAGGATGCGACCACTGTTCAAATGGTGCCTTTTAACCGTACAGCAGACCACGCTGGTAAGTCCTCTTGGAATGGCTACATATCTTTAAACAGATACGCTATCGGTATTGAAGCGATCAACATTGGTCCACTCCTTAAAAAAGGTAGTGAGTTCATAGACTGCTATAAGCGTGTACATAAAGGACCAGTGGTCAGATACCCAATGTTAGGGTATGAGTACTGGGAGCCATTCACTGATGCTCAGTTAAATAGAATCATCGACATTGTGGCAACTCTCTGTGCTCACTATCAAATTCCAATCAGAAACGTGTGTGCTCATCATGAAGCGAGTCCAGGGCGTAAAGTAGACGTAGGTGGATGTATTAACATGAGCATGGATGAGTTTAGAAAGCGTGTTGAACTTCGCATGAAGGTAAAACAATGAAGACTTCTAGTTGTAAGGCCAAAGGTAGACGTGCAGCCCAAGAGCTTAAAGAGACTCTCTTAGCTTGGGCACCAGACTTAAAAGATGATGACATTATTGTAACTCCAAGTGGAGTGCCTGGTGAGGACTTAGTATTCTCACCAAAAGCTCGTGAGATTTATAGATTCGTGTCAGAAATAAAAAATGTTGAGTCTCTCAATGTGCATAAAGCTTATGAACAAGCTGTGGCTCATTGGCAAAAAAGAGGATGCAAGACTGATGAGTTTCCAATCTTATTCTTTAAGCGTAATCGCACAGAGATGAAGGTTGTACTCACTCTAGAACACTTCTTAAAACTCACTCGTTGAATAATTATGCATCGTTTTGCATAAATGTAACTTGCTGCATCCATCCTTCAGCATAGGCTTTATTAGCTAATGATCGATGGGTGCGACAAAACTCAGTCTTAGTCATTGTTTGTGCCACAATCTTAAACAGTTCAAAGGTGAGAGTGTTATTACTTAGTTTTTTCTTAGCAAAGTAATTAGGTCTATCTATTTTAATCCTCTCTTCAAGATCATTTCTTCTTATATAAGCTGCAGCCCCTGGATAAATCTTTTGCAGATCTGTAATGTTCATATCATCAGTGAGTACACTTAAGATTTTCTCATAACTCCATTTATGCTCTTGAATATAGCCTTTGTTTGGATGGTCTTTAAATAGATCATCTAAAAGTTTTCTTTGAGTTGCTAATCTATAAAAAGATTGGAACTTTCGAGACATCTCGCCACGAGTTTCACACATCTTAGCTGCTTCATAGAGATCTGAGTCTGGAATCATGGTGGATGGTGCTCCTAAAGATCCAGTCTTTGCAATGTTTAATATGTCAAATCCTTTTTCTTTATACTCTTTAACCAATTTGGATTCCAATTCTATTGCCTCAAAATTACTTAATAGGGATTTGACTATTTCTAACTTAGCTCCAAGTCTAATTATGTTGCCGACCGCATTCATCGACCTCTTGTGCTGTCTAAAGCGTCTCTTTGGATCTGCACTTAAGCCAACATAAACAGCATTACCAACACTAATAGTATAAACAGAACGTCGATACTTATGCCCCAGTGGAGTCATATGCCCAAAGAAGTAATTAGCCTTGTCTCGTCTGTATTTTCTGATGTGTTGATAGTGGCTTTTATGCTGAATACAAAAGTCTTTAATTGTAGAGTACTTTTGAGTTAGTGCCAAAAGCTCTTGATCAGTAAAGTAAGCCACTGTCTTGTGCCTCACATTATAGCCCTGATTATGGTGCCTCATAAATATTCTATTAAGCCATCCATTAGTGACTGCTGCCTTATGTGCCCCTGAGTAAGAACTTTGAAACATAGCCCGAGTACGACAATTTAAAGCAGCGTTAAGGCATCGATTAAAGTCTTGCCAATAATTCTTTGTCTTTCTGGACTCACCAAAAACTCGAGACTGAAGATTCATGCGTCTAATAAAATACATCTCTCGTGGATGCTTTTTTCTAAAGTCTGTAATGTTCTTACAGTTCTTAAATAGCTCTTTATATCTCTCGACTCTTACTTGATAATATTGATCACTCATGTTTTGTGCTCGCTTGATTTAGTTTTTCACATTGGCACTGCCAAAATTGCTTTATAGAGTTTTCAGCTTTTTTATACACCTCTGTGTCTTTAATCAAGTGTGCATTGCTAACGATGATTGCAATGGCTAAGAGCATAAGCCCGTTTTTGATATAGAATCGAATAATGTCTTTAAGTAAATTAATGATAATCATTTTTTATTCTCCCAATGTAAGTAATTGTCTTAACTCGTCTTTTTGATATAAATAGTCCACATAGACCATGGTGTTTTGTATGTTCTTATGGCCTAAGACTGTTTGCACAAGTTTTATATCACGCGTTTTTTTATACAGATTGACTGCATATGTGTGGCGTGTGGCCTTAAGAGGCTTATTCTTAACAAGCTTATCCCACTGATATTGAAGCCATCTTAGTGTGAAATTAAAGGGCTTTGGCTCTTTGGCGTTTCTCTGCCAGTGAAGTCTGCATAACTCATAAAGTTTTTCACCTAGCGGGATCTCTCTATTTTTTGATCCCTTTAAGCCTTTAATGTAAAGCGTGTGAGAGACTGGACAGAGTGAGCCATGATCTAGATTAAGTATTTCACTAGCCCTTGCCCCAGTGTTAAGTAATAAGAATATTGCAAACTGTTCAGGTTGTAACACCTTAAGTTTATTAAGTACTTTCTCAAGCTCTTGTTCTGATAAAAACTTGGTTGAATCGATTTGATAGGCTTCACGTCTCATAAATATAGCTCACTTGCTAATTGTTCTAGTCTTTGGATGATTAAAGGCTTTTGATCAATAGGCATATATCGGAGATTGAGATAGTCTCGAACTATTTGATCATGCTTTTTATCTAAGACTTTGAATTTTCGTTTATAAAGTAAAGTGTATTGACCATCCTTGAAGTATATTTTTAGTCCGTTAACACCAGCCTGTAAGATGCCGTATTTTTTATGTACTCTCATTGGCAGTCCTTTCATTTTGATCGGCTAGATCTTTAGATATGTTGAGGTCTTCAATTTTGATTGCATGGTTAGACATAGTTTGGACTCCTTTTTAGTGTTCGCGTTACAGTATATAGACTTGCTCATGCATTAAGCATACCGAATGTGATTACAATGGGTTATGAGGATGGGATGTGTAGAACTTATAGACAAACTGCGTTAAAGAATGAGATTTGGCATTTTAAAGCTCAATAATTTCAACTATTTAGCCGATTTTGTAAAAGTTTTAGTTGAATTGTAAAAGTTTGACACTTTTTGACGAAATTTGGCAAGTTTAAAATTGAGATTTTTGTGCGATGAATTAAAAAGCCTTTTTTGAATGCGTGGCCAGCCGATGACATGGGCTATTTATAACACGCGAGGCCTCTCTTTATATATGTGAGATCTAGATCGATCTAAGATACTTCGTCTTATAACTATAAAGCGAATGAATCAGCTAACTAATTGGAACCATTGGATTAATTCCAGCCTTAATTAGATCCACAACGAAAATGAATACAGCATAAGAATAACTTATAGATCGTCAATGATATAAATGATTAATGATATTAATAACTTAGCTTTGTTGTTAAAGAATAAACAAAGAACTGTTAAAGACTTGTCAAAAAGAGATGGCTAAACACATAGGGGGGTGGGGGTCTTATTTATAATAGAGATAAATATTGGTATATCCCCCCCACACCTTCACACACACACCTAAGCCTTCCCTCTCTTCACTTTCGCTTTAGGCACCTCTAGCGGCTCAATTACAGGCACTTCTACACTCTTCTCCTCTACTACCAGCCTATCACTGAACATATTCACACTGAGCTTATAAGCGCGTTCAAAGCCAGCTTCAAATGCAGTTCTTACAATAGAGGCTCCTTTGCCACAGAATTTATTAGATTCTCTGACGATGATTTGGTCATATTCTTTTAGTAGTTGTTCTTTAACTTCATCTTTAGTCATGATTGTCTCCATAGTTTGTGGACGTGAGTAGCGATAATAGATCTATTATAGTTTCTATCAGTCACTATACTGAGCAGATATAGGTGAAATTCTGGATCAGTCTTTTTATATTTAGAGTATTGTTGATATCCAAGCCCAGCCTTACCTACAGCTGCAGAGATGGACCAGCCCTCTTTAACGTATTTGATTATATCAGCTTTAATTCTATTATTCATAAGTATAAGTGGTGAAGTGGCAGCCGTTAATGTTGTTGAAAAAACTTTTTAAATAAAGACACCAATTATGGCCACCACTCCACGCAAAAAAGTAATTAGCAGCTTTTAGTTTTTTTGGTAGCTTTTTTAACTGTTTTTTTAGTAGCAGTTTTTTTAGTAGCTTTTTTAGCCATGTGTGACTCCTTTAGTTTGTTTATAGCAGTTTATAAATTGTAATGAGTGAGTCAAGCTAATTAATAGCCTAGAGGTATGTGCATGGCTAGGATGAGCATGCTAGTGATGAGAAGTACTAAGCCTAAGCCAATCACGATGGTGGTGATGATATCATTAATCTTCATTTGTTTCATCAGAGTGAGTCCTATAGATAAAGTCTACAAATTCTTGAGAGAGTTTATTTTGTTTATAGAGAGTGAGCACATGATTTAGAGCTTCATCGAATGATTCAAACTGATCATCGCTATAGAGTACTTTAGCTAGGAGTATGAGCTTTTTATCCATTGATGATGATGCCTTTAATAGTGATGAGAGCTTTATAGAAGTAAGAGTCTGACTTACCAAGTTTGGTAGTAGTCTCGACCACTTCTAGTATTTTATCTAGTTTATATTGTTGATCATCAAGCTTAAGGTATTGCTCTACAAATTCTTGAGCCATCTTATCATCTTCAAAGTAGTTTAGTTTCATGATGTAATTCTTACAATAAAGCTTAGTCAGTATCAACCAAATAAAAGTGATAGACTTTAGTTAGCTGGTACTCTTTGACCACCACCTCACCATTGACCTTATAAGAGTCTAAGATTTTGAGTAGAGTTTTAGTCTCTGTGTGTAGAAACACTGAGTGTGGAGGTATCTCGTCTAATTCGTTAAAGCGTTTAATGATCTGTTTAATGTGGACTGGTTTATTTATTTGTCGCATTAAAAATTCTATTTTTAGCTATTTCAAAATACTTATCGTCTTTTTCAATGCCTATAAAACGTCTATTCGTATTCACACAAGCGACGCCTGTCGAGCCAGAACCCATACAGTTATCAAGTACAAGATCTCCCTCGTTGGTATATGTTTTAATTAAGTATTTAAGAAGTGCGACTGGTTTTTGCGTAGGATGTAAAGCATTATTTGGATTATGACTTTTAAATGACAACAGGTTGACTGGATATAAAGAGCTTATTTCCCTTCCATGATCAACACCTGTAACTTTACCAAATACATCTGACTGTCCTGGTTTTGTTTTTCTTGATGTATATTCTCCACTTCTCATTTGTGGGTTGTATGTTGATTGTTTTTTATAAAATAAACAGATATTTTCAGTTTTTCTCATTGGTTGCTTTTTAGCATTTAAATGGTTTCTAATTCCGTTTACTTTATCCCATATCCAATCATATTTGTAATACTTAAGAGCACTCATTCTTAAATGTGAACTAAATGGCTCTGATCCGAAAAGCACTACCGCAGCATTCGGCTTTACAATTCTCCAATACTGATCCCATAGTGGAGCAAACGGAATAACAACGTCCCATTTGCAAGCAGTAGTCCCATACGGAAGATCGCACAAAATCATATCAACTGAATGATCAGGAATATCTTTCATCTTTTCTAAACAATCACCATGAATTAAATTTTGCATGATGAAATATTTTCATTAAAAGTCTACAACGTCAAGTGCATGAATTTTGACTAAAAAGCCTTTCGAGTGTTGGTCAGTCGCGACTCTGACTTTGTGTACCTAACATTTTCGCCTTTCATACTTTTACTCGGCACCACAGGGTTAGTTATCGAACGACTTATATAATCGCACCCTTGCGTGTCTCTAGTGGCCTAAATTTTCGTCGTTTAATCAGCTCGTCAGCCAAACCACAGCTCCCACGCCGCAACACTCTACTCGGCACTATTCATCATCCAATACATACGCCATACTCTTTATTTCTTCAATCAGCGTGTTTGCAATTTCAACATTTGTTGTATCGTTATGCTTTAAATACCCTCTACACAACTGGTAAATATCATCCAAAGTAGAATAATACTTCCCAGCTTTGAGCATGAGTTTAGCCTGTGATAATTCATCTTGGTTTAAAGGGTCTAGCTCAATCTTCATTTCTTCTCCCTAAAATACCACTTAATTTGATTGTTACCATGTTGTTCAACTAATTCAATTTTATCCATAATGTTATCAACTGGGATCTTACCAGACAAATGAGCTAAATAAGCTTCAATAAAATCTTCAATCACTTTTCTTCTTAATGAAAGATCTATGGCTAAATTTTTAATTCTATCTGACAATAATTCTTGTGCTTGGCTCATCGTTTTTTACCTCCATAAACTAGACAATAACTAAATAAATAAAGCAATATCGGCGTTGAAAATCCTAACCAATACGATGTCATTTCTATTTGTTGGTTCATTCCTTCACTCCTAATCATTTCAATAACTTACAAATTTAAACTCTGAAAAAATGCTATTATTTATAAAAAGTCACTACAACTGTGTCGAACAAAAACAGTTTCAATAAACTCTATTTCTGCTCCATTTTTTACTAATGAAGATTGTTCCATAATTGACTTTTGCAAATTACATTGTGGTGATGTAAAGCTTTTATAGAATAAAATGTTACCATCTTTTACAGCCCAAAATCTATTTTTTAAAACCCAAAAAAAACCATCGTTAGGTATTTGCTGCGCTTTAATTTTATCAATTTTAATAAACTCAATCATTTTATCCCTAACTCTGCGAGCACTTGCCTTCCTTGTGATATTAGGCGATTTATTTCTTTGCCACAATATTCGCCCTCTTTTTCAATTTGTTTATTTTCCCATAAAATCCAATCCCTCAACGCCTCAACAAGCTTTGCATTTTGTTGTTCAAGTTCAATAACTTTTAATCTCAAGGCAAGATTTTCTTTTACAGTATAGCGCAATGATTTTGAATCTGTTTCATTTGAAATTTTATATCTGTTCAATTCAGTTTCAAGCTCATCGCACTTTTTTTTGAGTTCTCTTTTTTCGTTATACAAGTATTTTATTGTATAAAATGATTCTTTTTCTCCGCATCCATTGGAGCAATATTTAGAAAATTCATTTGAAAAATCATGTTCTTTATTACCTATACAGCTAAACTTATAATCAAACTGCTCATTTTCACTCATTCAATCACCTCAATACCCTTTCGATCTAATAAGATTTAGAAATTGTGGTTCAACTATCTCGATTTGATAATTCATAATTTGTTCACCAGTATCATTCATCCACCACTCTTGATCATGCAAATGTTGGAAGTCACATCCTATTTTTACAAATGTCTTACCTGATTCAATATGTAATGTCTCTTCATAAAAAGTAATACCTTTATGAAAGTCAAAACGTAAGTCATGTTCAGAAAAATAATTAAACTGTCCATCAACTAATTCAGGATATTTTAGCAATGGGTAATTATCTTTACAGAAGTGTAAGTAAAATGTATTACTCCACTGTGGAGAATCATAACCAGTAAAAAATGTTTTTGCTGAGTTAGTGGTAAACCAATATTTATCTCTAGATACTCTTCTAGTAATTACTTCTATCATTTAAAACTCTCCAATCAATTCAAATTCTCTTTCTAACTCCCAGAATGGAATGATTTGTTCATTCTCATTCCAATAAACTGCCACATACAAAGATATTGATTCCATATGCGTTAATGGATCTTTCTTTTTATAACTACTAGCTAAAATGATTTCATTCATCCTAGGGTGGTAGTAGACTTGTGTTGGCTCATATCCACTAATCATTGATCACACCAGGGATGTATAACTCCCAACCTTCATCAGTAGGTGTGGGTAGAATTTGATATTCAGTATCTCCACTTTCAATAAATGTCATTGATGTGTCATCGATTTGGCAAAGCTTGATGTAGCTTTCTTTATCCCAATCAGTTTTTCTCACTTTAGTTAAACCATATTCATTAACTAGCTCTTGTAGCTTCATTAGTAACTCCTTTGACATAAATATCTGTGATGATAATTTCACCTTTAAGATATTTAATAATTAAATCAGTTTTATTTTTAACCTTTAGCTTTTTATAAATTCGACCACAGTGAAACTTAACAGTACCTACTCCAACCTCGCAGTGGGTGGCAATATCATCAATCTTAAAATTATTAACTAAGTACATGACTATGATTCTTTCTTTTCTGCTTAAGCATTTAAGAGAATCATTTCTGCCATGGAAAGGTAAATCTTTAGCTGTAAGTTTTGAAGCTTCATGTTCTTCAATAACTTTATAAATGTACTCAAGGTCATATTGTTTGATATCAGTCCAGTGATAGACATTAAAGATCTCTTCAATCTTTTTAAACCTGTAATAGATCGCTTGAGAATTTAAATTTAAAGCTTCAACCAATTGTTTAGTTTTATAATTCTTTTTGATTAGTTCACAAAA